AGTTTCCAGAAATCGCTTGATCGAAGAATTTTTGCATAACAGCAACAATATGAATATACCCGCGATTGCTAGGCATATCCCACAGCAGCGTATAGTTGTTCTTAAGAGTTTGATACTGGGGAACAATCTGTTTGAGTGGACCCTTCTTCGACTTCTTAATGGACAGGTATCCGCGAGGTGGTTCGATTCCATTTGTTGCATTTGACACAACGGAACTGCTCTCCGATGGCATTTGTGCTGACAGTGTTGAGTTTCTAACTCCATACTGCTTAACCTGTGCTCTAAGACCTTCCCAATCATACTTCAATTCGTTTGGAACGATTTCATCCACATCACTCTTGTATGTATCAATCGGAAGAATTCCCTGAGAATACTTAGTGCGATGCGAATACTCACAAGCACCTTTCTCTTTCGCAAGATTGACTGTTGCCTGAATAAGATAATACTGGAATGCTTCGGTTAGATCATGAACCAGTTGCCATGCACCAGGATCGTCGTAATGCTCCCCGTGCTTGGCAAGATAGTGTGCCAGACCAATATAACCTATTCCAAGTGACCTACGCGCTCTGGTGGCGATTTCTGCTGCTTTGACGGGGTATCCTTGAAAATCAATAAGTTCATCTAGAGCACGAACAGAAAGGTCGCAAAGAACCTCAAGATCCTCATTAGATTTGATTTTACCGACATTGATGGCAGAAAGAATGCAAAGAGCAATTTCACCTTCTATAGAATCAATGTGTTGGATTGGTACAGTTGGAATTGTGATTTCTTGACAATTATGAACTAGAACATCATTTGCGAAGAAATTGTGAGTTCCTTCTACAGTAATATCATAAACTGGAATTTCTTCTTCTAGGTATTCAATCTTAAGCATTTTTGACCCTCCTTTGTTGCCACATAATAGTTGATGTTATTGATGCCTTTTGAGCGATAATTTTTCTTTCTTCCGGTGTTCTGTGATGAGGATTAAATTTTAACCCACTTCTTTCTTCAAGAATTTTAGTATAATTTGTCCTTTTTCCTCCAAATCTATTTTTAGAAAATGCCTTTGGAAAATTTACATTTAGTTCGTCCTTACAATATTTAATCAATCTTTTTAATCCGGGAATAAAATTATATTTTTCAATGAATTTGAGACCAAAATTAATTAGATCTTCATCACTATATCCAGAATAGTTGGGATTTCCTGATCCAGTATTTCTAACTATAACACCATTTCTCCACTCTTCCTGAACCTCTTGCGAGCATCTGGGAAGCATCCATCCACCAGTTCCACCTGAAGTAGCATTATAACCTTTTTTAGTATCACTTTCAAAAAGTTTGATATAGTGAGATTCCTTTTCATTAATAAAATTTTCATCTTCAGTTTGATAGGTTTCAATCACAGATAAGTCCCAGCAATCTTCACCATATTTTCTAATCGCAGAATGAAATCTAAATTTAGAACCATTTCTTGAAGATGATAGATGACGACTCCAACGATGTTCCAAAGAGTATTCAGTTTTTCCTATGTAAGATTTTCCGTTTTTCTTATTGGTGATTTTATACACAATATATGTTTTCATAATAGGAAGTGTAATCTCATAACTATTTATAAAATATAGAAATTACACTTCCTATAATATTAAAAATTCATATCTTTATTCACTATTATCGGTTCATCAGTTTCAATTAAATCTTTTGCCATCACATATCCACGATTTTTTGTGAATACTTGATGTTCTGGTGTGACCACAATACTCTTACCACTTTCTTCATCTGTAATTTTCATTACTTTTGCTTTTGGTGAAGTTTGAGCAAATGCAGTAATAGGTTTCCATTCCTGTTCACCAGTTTCAATATTGTATGAAAGAACCTCTATTTGAGGAGCATTTGAGTCATAGATTTCACACTCTCTCATAATAATATAATCTTCTAGGTCTTCTATTTGAATTTCTTTTTCGAGAACATTCCAATACCAAGTACCATATTGATCCCCAACCGACTCTGGATACTTAATTTTAATTTTAGTATCACCAGCAACGCACAGGTTACTCATCTCAATCTTATCAAGATAAGAACTATGAGAGTTACAATGGTCAATATTCATAATGTAAATACGACCAGTTTCTGCACGTTCTTTTAGGAGTGAAAGAAATAGTTCTTGAGCACCGATAGTTTTTCTTGGAATAGACTCATCTCGTTCATAACGAACATATAACTCGTCAAATCCATCAGTGCCAAAAGCATTATACAGACCAGGAACATCATGTGGAGAGAAGAGTGTGACTTGCTCGTTGCGGATGAATCGTTCATAGAAGAGTTTGCTGATTTGGATACTGTAGTCTAACTTACGAACTCGATTATCTTCGGTTCCTTTGTTATTTTTTAATACTAGGATATCTTGGATTTCTTGGTGCCAGATTGGGAAGTGTACAGTTGCACTTCCACCTCGGATGCCATTCTGTGTACAGCATCGGACAGTTGCCTCAAACTTTTTGAGGAACGGTACAACACCCGTGTGCTGAACCTCACCACCTCTGATTTTAGCATTGATGCCCCTGATGCGACCTGCGTTGATACCGATTCCCGCCCTTTGTGCAACATAACGGCCAATTGCCATATCACTAGTAAAGATACTATCGAGGGTGTCATCAACATCAACAAGCACACAGCTAGCGAATTGTCTAAGTGGCGTTCGCACTCCCGCCATGATGGGGGTTGGAATGTTGATCTTGTGTTTGGAGATTGCGTCATAATACCTCTTAACGTAGTCTAGACGGGTTTCCTTAGGATACTTGGAAAAAATAGTTGCCGCAATCAAAAGGTACATAAATTGTGGCGTTTCATAAAGTGCCCCAGTGCTTCTATCCTGTACAAGGTACTTATCAACGACCTGACGTAGACCTGCATAAGTGAACAGATAGTCACGGCTATGATCAATGAACGATTGAAGTTTATCAAACTCTTCATCAGAATACAGTGATAAAATCTCCGAATCATACACACCTCTACCCACACAACGCTCTACGTGTTGCTTGACAGTAGGACATTCGTGCATACGTCCAAATAACTGCTTACGAATTGCAAACAGAAGCAGACGAGCAGCGACGAATTGATAATTTGGGTGATCAAGATCAATTAGGTCAGAAGCAGAACGAATCAGAATCTCTTGAATCTCTGCGGTCGTAATACCATCATAAAACTGAATACCAGACTGCATCTCAACTTGTGATGCAGATACATTTGCGAGGTCTTTACACGCCTCTTCCACCATAATGTGTAGTTTATTTAAATCAAGAGGTTCGGTTTTACCATTCCTTTTAATAACTTTTGTTCCGTTGCTCATATTTTCTTCCAGTTGTTAAACTTAATTTTTGCTTCTAAACCTGAATAGGTATTTGATTTTAGCACATCCATAACATTAAGTCCAGCAAGCACACAGTCATTAATATCCTTGTGCTGAATGGTTATGGGCCAAATTACTACTTTATCACCTCTGTCGATGGTTTTTGATATTCTGTTGACGATTTCTCGATTACGTGGTTCGTTATCAAAAACGTAAATATAATCGCACCAACCAAACGACTTAATATCAAGGTCGGACCCACACATAGCAACAGAATTCTGTATAAACGTGGAATCGAAGGGTCCTTCAACAATGTAAATGGGTTTCGCAGAATCAACTTTGTCCATTCCATAGATTTTTGGTGCGTCATCAGAAAGCATCACAGTGATATATTTAACAGGGTTTGGACCGAGTGCTCTTCCCTGAAAACCGATGAGATTACTTTCACTATCATACATTGGTATAATAATGCGACTCTCATCCCTACCAATAGTGTTGAAAGTAACCTTTTGAGTATTCACCCACGCCTTGAATTTGTCAGCATAATAAAACTTTTCAGGATTCAGTTTCCTCTTTTCCAGATATTCTCTGGCAGCAGGATTCTCTGATGCCTTGGGTAAGTCCAATTTCTTTTTGAAGACAGGTTTAGCAAACTCAAACTTTGGTTCTTCAACCACAAAGTTTTTTCCAGTATATCCTTCCTTAAACTTTTCAAGTGCATATTGCTTATGAATCACAGGGTCCAACTCCTTCAAGAAGTTATTGAAGGACATACTGGCACCACAATTATGGCACTTGAAGTTAGTGTTGTTCCTCACAGAGTAAATATACCCCCGTGCCTTTGTTTTATTCTTCTGGGAGTCTCCACAGAGACAGCAACGAAAGTTGTAGAGATCTGCCTTAACCCTCTTAAATTTTTGTAGTCGTGACGAAACTAGTCCAATATATTTGGAGTCAATCAAATCCATTATAAAGAGGGGTTATTACTTCGTGCTCTCTACTCTAACAGGTGCTGGGTCTGGTGTCAAGATATCCACGACCACAGAAGATTGAGAAACTGCGAAGGATAAGAGGATTGCTGCTCCTGCGATTATCCAACGAAACTTAGCAAGTTCGTCTACTTTTGATTCTAATGAGTGAATTTTTTCAGATACTTTCTTATGCTGTTCTTTATTTTCCTCCTTCATTTCATTAATCATATTTGATATCATTTCATCAGTCTTGCCACAATTCTCAATCTTTTCCTCATGGACTGCCAACATTTTACTGATGTTTTGACTGGTTTTCCCCATTATTTGAATTGCTTCGTCTATTTTTCTCATCATAACTTCATAGGATGAGAGTCTCTCTTCTAAGACGGCAATTTTGGTGTCGGATGAGGCATTTTGATTAAACATTATCGGAGGATATGAAATTTGCTACATTAATCCATAACAAATCTATTAATATTTATTTTTATTATTTTTGCTTAAGATATTGCAACCACCACTTACGGGACCCCTTTCCACCTTTAGCATAATTCTTTTTACACTTCCAGACAGGAGGAGTCCCAGTCTCAATATTATATCCAAGAGACTTTTCTCCATCACCAACTACATTGGCAATTGCTCCCTCACCTTCCTCTTTGATATTATGAATAATTTGAATTAACTTATCTAACTTATCCATCAGATTGATTTTAATTTTTTTAAGCACTCTTCATCTTGTTGTATATAATTTATTGAACTTTTAGGATATTCTGGTATTCTATTTAAAAATATCAAAAAACTCTTTATAGATGGCCATAATTGTTCATCTAAATTATAGAACAGTAATGGTACAGCAGCTTCATTAAATACATTAAATAAAGATATCAGGTGATTTAATATTAAATGTATTTTTAATTCGCCAGTATTTTTATATCTTTTTAATAGTCTCTTTATGTACTTAATTCTTTTCAAGTCAGATTCAAAATCCTCAAACGTAACTGCTTGAGGATTATTATAGAACTTTACAGCAAATAACAAATAGTTATCTTCATTCAATTCATCAAATTTCATACCATATTATCAAATATTTCAGAATAAACCGTCATCAGGAGCATCAGTTGTGGTTAAAATTCCACCAGCAACTAATACCTCACTCTTAACTCTTAGATTTCCGTGCGTATCAACATAAGTCATAATTCCAACCCAACCACTGTGAGCAACAGCATATGCAGTAGTAGCAGCAACACCAACTTCAACTTGATCTACACCAAATACTCCAGTGAATACTGGACTGGTTGAGAATCCTGTTGTTTTAGATTCAGGTGCTCTATAAATTGAATCACCAAGAGTATATACTGGTTCTTCTGAAATATTATAAGCAGCACCTGCAGAAACCGTTGTTAATCCAGAAACAAAGTTTGCTGTATTTGCGATTGAAATAGTTGTGGATGTAAACCCAGTAATAACCGCATAACCATAAGTAGCACCTGTACCGACAGTTATAACATCACCAGTCTTAATTCCAGCGGTGGTAAAAGTAACAACACCAACTGCCCCTGTTACGGTGTTAGTACCAAGATTGACGGCAATAGTTCCGTCCGAATAAACTGAATCGTTATTGCCCCAAAGAGACATGTTTCCTTACCTTTGAATTCTTTTATATTGATATTTATAAAAAAAGAAGACCTTTACTTTTGGTCTTCCTTATGTTTATGTAAAAGTGTTTTTAAAAAATGGTTAATTAAATCTAATATTCCATTCTCTTCAAATCTTTTTGTTTTTGCTAACCACTCAGAGATTGTCAATAAAAATGCAAGAGCAAAAGTGAATCCCCAATTGGTTAGCAAACAAGTAATCATTCTTGTGGTTTAAAGATAAGTTCTTTAACTGTTACAAGAATCATATTGTCAATACTATTGTCAGTTGTATTTACATACTTTTCAAGAAGTTCAATAACAAGATTTTTAACAGATGGATGAGTTGCGACTGAGATAATCAGTGGTTTTACCACATTGACTAATACATCTCTCATGATGTCCTCCGTGTGAAGAGTATCCTGTGTTATTTAGGAATTAAGTTCTTGTTGTATCAGATTGCCACTCTTGTGATCTTTCTCTTTGTGCTCTTTTTAATTCCACTTCTTGTTTTGGTGATCTTCTTTCAGAACCAGGTTCACCGGCAACAGGAGGTTTTTCTCCAGGCTTTTTCTTGTTACCTCTCGGGTTAACTCCCATTCTACCAGTTCCCATAGATTTTGCAACTAATTCTAAAGCAGGAATACGAGGTGGTCTGGGAGTACCTTTTTCTGCTCTTCTTCTTTCATCAATAAGTTCCCCCTCCAAATCATGTGATGCTAACTGCAATTTAGGAGACTTTTTAGGAATTGGTGTTTGTTTTTCGCCAGGAAGATGTGGGCGACCATCTGGAGCTTTTGAAGTTCCAGGTCTATTTTCTCCGGGTAGCGCCGGCCCAGTTTGCTCAGAAGTAACCATTAGATTTTTAGCACCCATTGCTCTTGCTTTATTTTTTGCAAGATTAATTGCAGTTGCAAGAGGACGACGATCTACTTTATCTTCTTCTTTAGAACCACACTCAGTTTCTTCTTTCTGAACTTTCTGTTTAGGAATTCCTTCATGCTTAGTTTTAGCAAACTTACGAATTTGCTTTTCACTCATCGAATCTACAATCTTAAGAACTTCATCACTTACCTCAGATCTTGGTGTCTGACCTCTTTTAACAGAAAGAGCAAGTCCAAAAAGTTTTTGTTGTTGCTCACTTTCCGCCTTTTCTTGGAGAGAATGAACTTTTTTTAGAAATTTTGAGTATCCATTTTCAACAATTACATCACCATCCATTTCGTGATGTGCCATTAATTTTGTTTGTGAGTTATCGGTAGGATTTACAACTATTTTATTTTTTTTAGTAGTAAAATCAATCTGAGTAGAATTTGAATCGGGATTTACTTGTTGAGAAGCGTCAGTCTGTGGCAAATTTGCAGTTGCTGCTACCTCACCTAAAAAACTCTCTTTTACACTTGAAGTATCCTTACCATCAGCGACTCCACCTTTTTTGCGTCGAATAGCGTTATGAACTGAACCACGATACTCTTTAGCACCACTTTCTATTTTACCATCACCATCATAATCTTTCTTTGCTTTTCCACCACCTAAAGCTGCAGAAGTTTGTTCACCCCTTTCTCTTTCTCCCTCATATGGAGTTCCATATTCGGTCATTTCAACTTCGAGACCTTTTGCTCTTAGTTCGCTAATTTTTTTTCTTGTTGCATATCTTACATATGTAACATTACTTTTAGGATCAGTAACTCTTACTTTATATTTTTTTCCTTCAGAAGTATCATTTACTTTTTCTTCTAAACCATACTTAAGTTGATTCGCATCAATAACTTCTTCATTTTTTTCCAAGAAAACTTTATAGAGTGCTTTTGAAACTGCATTAGAAGCAGAGTCTTTCATATAATTAGTAAAGTCTTCTGCTTGCATTCCACCACCTTCTTTACCAAAAAGTTTTGCTCTTACTTCCGCTTTTTCTTGCTCTCCCATAGAACTATTTTGCATATACTGAGAATATGCAGAACGAAGAGGTAAATTTTCTCTCCTTGCGCGATATCGAATATCGTAGACTGCTTGACGAATTCTCTGTTCTGGAGTTTTCTCCCCACCCTTATCGTCACCGTCTCTACCTGAATTTTTTCTTTCAGGTTTATTAGATTGAGATAATTGTGCTTGTGGATGCTTTCTTGCAGGAAGATCTTCAGCAATATGCTTTTTCATGAGAACAATTTAACGTTTTACTTTTTTCCTATGTTTATTTATGAAATTAATACCATATGCTTTTCCACCTGGTTGCAAATTTTCAAATCCAACACCAATTACACCTGGAGTCATTTTGGATGCATGTATAAAAGCACCTAATGTTCCAACCAAAGTATTTGGTTTTCCTGGAAGTCTCATTTCCCTATCCATTTGTTTTTCAGAATAGGATTCTTTTACATCTTTAATCCAAGATTTAAACATCATTCCATTTTCAGTCACACAAATTAAATAATTAGTTCCTCTACGAATAATTTTACCATTCAATCCAGTATTTAAATTTTCAACAAAAGTTCCAACTTTGAAAATATTTTTGTCAATATAATTTTCTCTTAGAGATTGTGGATCAAATTTTGGAGCAATTTCCCAAGTATTATATCCTTCTTGCTGTATTTCTTGTATACCCATTCCCTGACGAACAAGATCAAAAAGTTGAAGTGCTTCTTTATTTTTTACTCCTTGAGGGAGTGCAGAACGGAAAGTCATAAAATCTCCTTCCGCAGCAGCAAGTCTAAGTCTTGATGCAGAAACTCCTTCTACTCCTTTGTTACTATCAGGATCTCTATCTCCAGAAGATATGACATCAATAACATCAAATTGATAAAGTTGTCCATTATAATCATTAGACAATCTTTCAAATTCTTTAACGCGATCAGATCCACCAACAATTCTTACATTAGTATATCCATCATTGTGTGCTTTTTTAAGAACATCAAAAATAGTTCTAAAGTTTGGATCATTTACAATTCTTTCACTATGATCTGGAAACATCCTTCTCATAAATGATATTTTAGTATCAGGATCTAACGGATTTTTCTTTTTATCTTGACTGCGAGATGGAACAATAATATAATCACCATCTTCTTCCATAGCAGACATGGCAGCAGTATCCATCAATTGCTGATGTCCAACTGTTGGAGGATTAAAACGACCAAAAGCAATAGTAAGAGTTCCTTTTGTTTTGGGAACATCTGGTGGAGTTGCTACTGGTGTTTCTTGTGGTATTTCTTCTTGCGGAACATCTTGCGGTTGCTGTTCTACAGGTACTTGTTGTTGAGGTGCAGGTTGTTCTGGGTATGAAGATCCAAGAGGAATATTTTTTTCAAACTCACTTTGTTTTGGATCCTTTCCACCAATAACCTGCCGTTTGTTGAAATACTTTAATTGACCACCCACGGTCTTTGCCTCAAATTCACCAGTGGCCCTATTATACCACCCCCCGTGTCCATCGCCAACAAGTCCAAGACGTTTTGCCTGAACTGATGCTGAAGTTGCTTCCGATATAAATTGGTGAAAATTTTTCATTCTTTACTTCTAATACTACAAATATTCTTGCAGTAACTATATTGCAATTATTTATTTATTTAATGCCCGTGAGAAGATTCGAACTTCCACGCCGAAGCACATGATTCTAAGTCATGCGTGTATACCAGTTTCACCACTTGGGCATATTCTTATTATATCATATTTTTATTTCTTTGTTCATAATGTTCTATAAAATGACAATTTGCACAGAGAACTTCACATTTATTAATTTCTCTCATCAAAGAAGAAAGTTTTCTTTGCCCGATTTTAGAAGAAATATCATATTCCTTATTTGAATTTTTATGATGAAATTGAAGAACCCTATAATCATTAATTCCACAACGATTACAAGACAAAGTTTTTTTATAATTTAAATATTCTTCTTTATATTCGTTTTTTCTATTGTCCAAAACAACTTTTTCACAAGAAAAACACATCCATCTATGATAATTTTGTCTTCCCCTATTTGCTATTCTAAACTCTTTTATTTCTTTATGCTGTTTGCAACATCTACATACCCTATGTGTTCCAAAATCAGTTAGTTCTTTTGGATTATTTTTAAAATGAACTTTAAGACCTTCACTAATTGTTCTTGATTGTATGTCTCCCCTTTTTCTTGCTTTTGCAATTGCCCCAGCACTAATTCCATATTTTTTATGCAAATCTCTATATCCAAGTCCAGAGTTATAATCTGCGGATATTATAGACCAATCATAAACTTTTTTACCCATTTTAGAATAGCAACTCTACTACTCTCTATTTATAATGGAGTATAACGGTTCTGCCCCGTTTTCTTATCTGTGCAAGAGATAGATTTTACTAATTAAACTAATACCCCAGTAAAAGAATTATATCACCTAATCGGCATTAGGTCAAATAATTCTGGATGAAGTCTTCCATACTTCCTCATAATCTCACCTGCCTTTGCATTTGCTTCATTTTCAGCAGGACTTCCAGGATGTGATGATATTTTCTTACCATCCATAACTTGCTTATAATGTATAAACTCGTGAGAAATAGTTCTTAAAATATCCACAGGATGACGATTGACAACACTAATATAAAGTATTTCTCTATTCATCATACCAAAAGTCATATTGTTTTTGGCAAAATCAGAGTCATCTATAAGCACATATGGAATGTCATATGTTAAACGAAGTTCTCTTTTAAGGAAGACAATAAATCTTTTAAGAATAGCATCAAACTGTATTCTTGTAGTTGGTCTTCCTTTTCTTTTGCCAATCAAAGACATTTTTTAAAATATTTATTATACACCAAGTGCTTCACCAATACTGATATCAATATCTTGAATGACATTGCGAATATCAGTAATACGAGGAGGCACACTCACTTCATCATAAGTATATCCTTTTTGCGCATCGAAAAGAATTTGCCTAACTGCAGCAGCGCAGCGAGCATCCATTTTAAGAGTTACTTGTTTTTCTTTAGTCATCGGTCATCATCTTAATAGTATAATACTATCACAGTTTATCTTTTTTGTAAAGAAGTTTCCACCCACGATATTCATCATAAATTCCAGAGGAAAGTTTATGAATGCTTGAATGTGGTAAACCATTTTCTATACTAAATTGTCTTAAATTTTGTATTTCAATTATATTTCCTTCTGGAGAAATTAATCCATACAAATACTTACATTTACTTATGGAATTATTCTTTCTATGTTGTTCTGTTTGTTTTTTTCCCCTCTTTCCCTTACTTATATTTTTTTTATGACTATCAGTTTTCAATTTACCAGTCAATTTATTTTTTAATTTTTCAATTTGTTCTTGGGTCATTTTTTTACCAAGATTTTTTTCAGAAATTTTTTTCTTAGTTTCTTCACTTCTTTGTTTTCCATATAAAGGATGTAATTCTCCTCTCCTTTTCCTATTATTTTCAGAAACATAACCGCATTTAAGACCTTTATTCCAAGAAGTAACTCCTAATGCACCTTTATGCCCTCCAATACTTTTATTTTCTAAAATACCACCATCACATTTCCTACCATAAAATTGAATAAGTGCTTTTTCGTAGTCAACACTTTCAATTAAAGATAAATTTTTATGTAAGATTAATATTCTATCTTTTGAGGGGACTTTTAATTTTTTATGATTTTCTTTTTCTCTTCCAGGTCTCCCTCTTCCAATATAATAAAATTTCCCGTCTTCATTTACATATGCGTAAATTATATACTTCATTTTATTTTTACATATCTATCATTATTTATAATATTTAGAAACTACAAAAAAGAGGGTATTTCTACCCTCTCATATCAAATATCACCCTCCTCTCTATTTTCAGAATAAAACGCATCAAAATATCCTTCTGGATATCTTTTTAAGAGTTTTTCAATATTCATTTTAATAATCTCATCAAGAGGAGTATCAAGAGCAATACAAATTTGGGCAACATACCACATCAGGTCTCCCAATTCTCTTTGAATATGAAACTTGGTTTCTTCATTCCAACTTTTCCCCTGAAAGACAAGTTTTTTTACAACTTCAAGCAATTCTCCACTTTCTGCTGCAGCACCTACTGCTCCAGTCAGGAGTCTCTCAATATTTGCACCTTTCTCATCAAGGGCAACTAGGCGGTCAGACAAAGCAAGGAAGTCTTTGGATGCGTCAGATGTTACTGCATCCACAAACTCAGCATACTTATCGAAATTAACATGTTTAGCGGTTTCCATTAAAATTTAAATCCCTCAAATGTTTTCTTAGGTTTTTTGTCTTCATAATCATTATACTCGTCTTCTTGTCCAGAGTCAAGTATGTCCTTTTGAGCAGTCTGCTCACAATCATAAAGACGCATTTTTGCCCGATCAATTCCAATTACAAATCTCTTATAAATGGATTTATCACCATAACGATTTTTTAATTGTTTAACCATAATCTGCCCAAGTTGTTCCAATTCTTCTGTGCTGATTAATGCAACAAGAAAATCCGCAGTCGCGGGAAGTCCAAAAGATTCTGAGGTATCGGTAATCTCAACATCAGAAGAACTAAAACCGCTACGGGTCGTCTGTGTAGCACTGAAAATTGGAACATCAAACTCAACAGCAAGACCACGAAGTTCTTCCGCAATTGATTTGATGATTGTATAAGAATTAGCATTCATTCCAGAACGAAATCTTGATGAGGCACAGATATTAATATAATCAATAAAAATCACATCAGGTTTGAATGATTTCTTAAGTGCCAACTCATTAAGAAGTGCCTTAAAGTGCCCACTATGAGCAGATGCAGTTGGATATTCTTTAATGATCAAAGTTCCTTTTGTTTTTTCCACCAATTGAGATGCTTTATTTGTAAAAATAGATTTTGGCAAGTCATCCAATTGATTAATAGGAACATTCAACATATTGGCATCCATTCTTTTGGCAATTTCTTCTTCTGCCATTTCCATTGTAATGTAAAGAACATTTTTAGATTGAAGCAAAAAAGAAGATGCCATGTGACACATTGCTAAAGTTTTTCCAACATTAGTTCCAGCAAGAAAAATATTGAGAGTTTTATTGGGAACGCCACCATTTGTAATTTTATTGAAAAAATCTAAATCAAACTCAAGTCGATTTTCTTTTTTATGATAATATGCATATCGTTCTTCATAGTTTTGTAGATAATCGTGTCCGATATTATTATCAAAAGATACTGCGAGAGCATCTGAAAGAATACTAGGAATCGCATCACGATTCTTTTTTTCATTGTTTCCATCGGCAATATGGATTGATTCCATAAGTGCCAGATAGATAGCACGATCACGACACCACTTTTCTGTAGTGTCAAGCAACCACTGCTTTTCAACAGGAAAATCATTCAGAGATTTATTAATTTCTCTGACTTCTTTTACTTGCTCTTCAGTTAAGTCTGTGCGATTTTCTACCTCAATATTGAGTGCTTCAATGGTGATTGCTGAACCATATTTGACAATGAACTGAACAATCTCCTCAAAAATGACCTTTTCGGATTTGCTCTCAAAATAATCTGGTTGTATGAAAGGAATGACTTTACGCGAGTAATCTTCATTGCATATCAAATTTCTAAGGATTGTGGTTTCAATTCTTTCCATTACTTATAATGCAAATATGTGCTCATAATATACTTAGACTCACTTATAGGAGCATTTCCTTTGTGGGGAAACAACCAAAGTGGTGGGAATATTAATAGTGTACCCTTTTTGGGTTGAATAGTCAAATCTTTAAAGACAGTCTCTCCACCAGTTTCAACATCATTTAGATACCACATAAAAGATAAAAATCTCCGTGCTGATGGATAGTCTAACACATCAACATGAGTATCAAAACGATCCTCACCACCAGGATTATACTTCTTTATACGAAATTGCTCGAAAGCATGTTCTTTTGGAAATACTCGACTATCCACAAACTCATAATACTTATCACAATAAGTGAATACATTTTTAATAACATGATTATGAATTTGATTTACTTCTGAAGAGATTTCTTTATTCTCCGTGAGATTAAACTGAGTAAAATTAGGTTTACCATCATTCTCAAATCTCTCATGCTTATCTGAAGTCTGGTCAAATAATGAAATTAAAAGATCGCAAATATTAGGTTCTAAAGCATTTTCACAGATGTGAATAAAATCATTTAGTTCATCCAT